GACGTGCAAGCCGAAGCCGGTGAAACGTCCGGCCGCCGCGAAATCTCCGGCCTTGCAGCCCCCTATCAGGTGTCCGCCACGGTGAGCGGTGGCGAATCCGTCATGTTCGCCCCCGGCTCCCTGCCCGTTGACGGCAAAGCCCCCAAACTGTTCATGTACCACGACGCATCACAGCCGGTCGGCCTTGTTACCGAACGACGCGAAGCCGCCGATGGATCGGGCATGCTTTTTACCGCCAAAATCGCCGCCACAGCCGCAGGCGACGAAGCGTTGCAACTGGCCAAAGAAGGCGTGTTGGACAGCGTTTCCGTGGGTGTCGACGTCATCGACTCCTACCAAATGGAGGACGGCACCACCGTCATCACCGCCGCCGAATGGCGGGAACTGTCACTTGTCCCCATTCCGGCATTTGCCAGTGCTACCATCACCGATGTGGCCGCCTCGGCGGACACGACTCCCGACACCGAAAACCAGCAAATCCTGAACGAGGAGAACGAAGTGTCTGAAGTCGAAGCCGCCGCCCCCGAAGCCGCACCCACCAACCCGCTGATCCAATTCGCGGCCCCGAAGAAGGCTCCCCGCCTCCCCTCGGCCGGTGAGTGGATGGCCGCATACCACATCGGCGGCGAAACCTTCGCCAAGGTGAACAGTCAGGTCGTCGACTGGAAGAAGGAAAACCAGTCCACGTTCGAGGCCGCCGCTGGCGATGTCATCACCACCGACACGCCCGGTCTGTTGCCTGTCCCGGTGTTGGGCCCGTTGGTGCAGAACATCAACTTCGTTCGCCCCGTCGTGAATCGTTTGGGTGCCCGTGCCTACCCGGACGGCGGTGCACAGAAGACGTTTGTGCGTCCGACCATCACCACGCACACGTCGGTTGCTGCACAGGCCGCCGAACTGAACGCAGTGTCGGCCACCACCATGGTGATCGCATCCAACACGGTTCAAAAGACCACTCTTTCGGGAGCCGTCACTCTGTCCGTCCAAGACATGGACTTCACGTCGCCCGCCGCCATGCAGTTGATCCTCAACGACCTCATGGGCGAATACATGTTGGCGAGCGACAACAAGGCGGCAGACGATTTGCTGACCGCCGCCACCTCGAGCGGCGTGTGGGATGGCACCACCACCGACCTCATGAAGTCGATCTACGACGCGGCAGTCGACGTGTCCAACGGAACCAACTTCTTCCCGGACACCATCTTCGTCAGCCCGGACGTGTGGGGTCAGATGGGTCAGTTGGTGGACGGCTCCAACCGTCCCGTGTTCCCGTACGTCGGTTCGGCCGGTCTGCAGGGCTTCAACGCTCTCGGCGGCGGCAACGCCACCACATGGGTCGGCTCCAACCCGCTCGGCCTCGAGATCGTCGTGGACAGCAACTTTGCTGCCAAGACCATGATCATCACCAACAGTCAGAAGGCGTTTGAGTTCTACGAGCAGGTTCGCGGCCTCATGTCCGTCGAAGTGCCCTCCACCCTCGGCCGCACTTTCTCCTTCTACGGCTACGTCAGCACCTTTGCTGCCGTGTCGTCGATGATCCGCAAGATCACGCAGGCCTGATCGGAGGGGCCGCCACATGGCGACCTACACAGTCCAATACGGAGTCATAGTCCCCGGCTACGTCACCGCCACCACGTTGACCCCAAACGAGATCGTGGTGGGCGGATCGGTGACAGTTGCAGGCGTGGGAGCGGCGTACAACGGCACGCACACGGTTTACGCCCTCCCACAATTCCTGCCCGTCAACGTCGACAGCGACGGCATCATCGAATACGACTACTCGTATCCGATCGCCAACGCGGTCATGTGGGCATCCAGCCAAGACCCCGAAACGATCAACGCCATCACCGGCACGATCGCCTACACGCCTGTTTGCACTTGGATTACCTACACGCAAATACAGGACTGGTTGGGTATCACGCTCGCTGGCGGTGCTGAAACCGCGTTTCTGACGCAGTGTGCGGCCGCCGCTAATGCGTTCTGCTTCCGCCGTCGCCAAGAGTCCGGGTACATCGACGCACTGGCCACCAGCCCGTCCGGCGATGTCACGTTGGGCACCATCATGTACGGCGGAGCGTTGTACCGTCAGCGTGGGGCCATTGACCAGTTTGCGTCGTTTTCCGACATGGGGCAAGCACCCACCACCGGCCTGTCGCCGCTCATCAAACAACTGCTCGGCATTTCGAGGCCGCAGGTCGCATGAGATGGCCTACACAGACCTTTTCAACGAAGCGATTGACGACCTGTCAGCCACGCTTGCCACGATCAGCGGACTCCGGGTCGTTACCGATCCCGCCAAAATCAACCCACCCTGCGTCTTTTTGGATGCACCATCGTGGGAATCATGGAACGGCAACATCGTAAAAATGACCTTTCAGGCTCGAGTGTTCAGCCTCGGCCCCTCCAACTTGGACGCACTCCGCGACATCCTGTCGATCTGTGCAAAGTTGCTGGAAAAAAACGTGGCGGTGATGGACGGCCGCCCGGTATCCATCCAAATCGGCGGCCAAGAATTCCCCGCCTACGACCTCACAATCCCCCTACAGGCACAGGCAGGTTGACAATGGCACTCCGCATCATCTCCACCCGTATCGGCGAACTGGGAGCAATCTACGAGCCTGTGGAAGGCATCAACGTGGAAGCGTTGATAGCCGGAGGTTTCGTTGAGGAAGTCCACACCGCAGGTGGCAAATCTGCTAAAAATAAGAACACGGCTCCCGACGCTGGCAACAATCCCAAGGAGTAATCATGGCCACGTCGACCTACCTGTCCAACCCTGTCATCACGATCAACGCAGTCGACCTGTCCGACCAGTGCACGTCGGCCACCATCAGCCAAGCGTTTGACCAGTTGGAGAACACCGCGTTCGGTGACACCGCCCGCAAGTACACGGCCGGTTTGCAGACCAACAGCATCACCGTTGAGCTGTACTGGTCGACCGCTTCCACCGAAACCTATGCCAGCCTTAAGTCGCTGGTGGGCACGTCGACCAACATCACCATCAAGGGATCGTCCGCCGCCACATCGGCCACGAACCCGCTGGGCACCCTCACTGGCGGGTTCTTGGCTGAACTCCCCGTTGCCTACACGCTCGGAGAACTCGCTACCGTGTCCGTCACCTTCAACGGTGGCACATGGGCATGGTCGGAATCCTGACCTGAACAAAACCCGAAAGGCCCGACATGAAACTGCACCTGAAGGTCGACATCGGTGACGGCCCGTTTGTCGTCACCACCAACCTGCAAACCGTGATCGCATGGGAACGCAAATACCGCAAGAAAGCCGGTGACCTTGCGTCCGGCATCGGCATGGAAGACCTTGCTTTTATGGCGTGGGAATGCTGTAAGCGTGACAAGGTGGTCGTGCCCGTCGAATTTGACTCGTTCATCAGCCGACTGGCAGAACTCGAGGTGGTGTCGGAAGAAGTGGTCGGCCCTTTCTCCCCGGCACCTACCGACGCTCCTTAGCAGAACTGCTAATCAGCACCGGCTGGTGGCCACCTGATGTACCATTTGACTTTGAGGACGTGGCGACCGTGGCCGCCATCATCAAGGAGTCAAAGCGATGACCGCGAGCATCAGGGTGGAAGGAGTAGCCGAAACGCTTCGCATCCTGCAACGCATCGACCCTGAACTCCGCCGTCAACTCATCAAAGACCTAAAGCAGGTCACCAAGCCGGTTACCAACGCCATCAAAGGCAACTACACCGACCAACTGCTGTCCGGCACCGAACGCACATGGTCGCCTCGAGGCCGCACGATTTTCCCGTACACTCGCCAAAAAGCCGTCGCTGGGGTAAAGGTCGCCGCCTCATCGTCCAAGCGTAAACAAACCCTGCTGAGCATCACCCAAAAAGACCCGGCCGCCTCCGTGTTTGACATGGCAGGCAAACGCAACGCAAACCCGCTGGCCACCGCTTTTGACACCCGTTTCCCCACGCCGTCCCGCGTCATGTGGCGATCCTACGAACAGGCCGATGAAGGCATGATGGACGAAATCAGCAAGTCCGTCGATCAGGTGATGGCCTCCATCAACAATCTGCAAAGGGCGATCCTGTAATGGCCATCAAAATACCCATCATCACCGAACTACAAGACGAAGGCATCTCCAAAGCCAAACGCGAATTTGACAAATTCAAAAGTGCCGTTGCCGGTGCCGAAGGCACAATGGGCAAATTCAAAGCCGGTGGCAAAGCCGCCATGGATGCCGTCGCCAAAAACGCATTGGTTTTTGCCGCATCGGCTACAGCCGCCATCGTTACCTTCGGTGTCAAAGGGGTAATGGCGTTTCAAAACCTTGCTATCGCATCAGGCAAGTTTGCCGACTCAACCGGGCTGGCCGTTGACGAAGCATCCCGCTGGATTGAAGTA